TCAGGTATCAAAGCCAAAGCTTTAAATACTATTAAAAGTGAGGGATTAAAAACTCTATTAGATAATTTATGATATTAACAATTATAATTCTTTCAATAATGGTCGTGATTTTTGGATTCACGACCTTCAATCTCTTACATAAAAATGAAAAACAAGAAGATATTTTAGCAGGATATATGACTTATCTAAACAAAATATCAGATACCATTGAGGCAACAGATAAAAAACTAAAAGAAGTAGACTATAAAGGTTCTTTTAAATCCGATGATGAAGTAGGTTTTGTATTTGAGCAAATTAAAACTATTCAAACTATTTTGAATGCCTTTATTATCAAGGAAATCAAATAATGGAATTATCCATAGTAAAAAAGAAAAAAGGGGTACAATACTTTACTCAAGATACTGAAGATGCTATAGTAGCTTATAATAATACTTCGGATTATGTCTTAAAAAATAGAATATATGAAAGACATATTCATAAGGCTTTTAGAAAATTAGCCGAAAATATTATTCATACTTTTAAATTTTATTATACTGAAGTAGATAAAATTGAGGACCTACAACATGAGGTTGAAATTTTTCTTTTTACTAAAATGTATCTTTATGACCAAACAAAAGGAGCAAAAGCTTATTCTTATTTTGGAACCATTGCTAAACGTTATTTGATTTTATCAAACCAAAAAAATTATAAAAAACGTATTGATGCATTGTCTATAAACACTTTGGAAGAAGATGAAAATCATTCTTATGTTATTGAAGATGTATCCAATGATGAATATTTATCTGTTTTTATAGACGAATTTGTCAACTATTGTACCGAAAATATATTCAATTTATTTCCTAAAGAATATGATGCTCAAATAGCAGACGCCATATTGGAATTATTTAGAAAAAGAGAAAATTTAGATGTTTTTAATAAAAAAGCTTTATACATTTATATCCGTGAACAAGTTGATGCTAAAACTCCTAAAATTACTAAAATAGCAAATCAACTTTATAATATTTTTGAAGAAAATTATATATTTTATTTAGAACATGGATATATAAGTTTTTGAGTTTCATATTTATAAGAAACTAAAAGTATATTTATGTCACAATTTGATAATGTAATATTTGGTAAGAAAAAATTTTCCGATATTTTAGAGGAAATTTATAATAACCAAAAGAAAAAAGACCAACAAGTTACAGCTTTAATTTCTGAGTTAAAACCCCTTATTTCCGATATTGGAGATGCTACCCTAGTAGTTCCTTTAATTAAAGAATATATGGAAATTAGTGTTAAAAATGATGATTTATTAGTTAAGATGGCAGCCTTAGCACAACGTGCTATGGCAACACAAACAGCAGATGGTACTTTAACTATTTCGGATGAAGAAAAAGATCAACTATTAGCTGTTGTAAATGAATTAAAAGGAGATAAATAATGGCTTTATTGAACGAAGGTTTATTTAAAACTATATCTAATATACAAAATACTTTAAAAGAAGGTGGGTCATTTTCTATTAAACCTGCAAGAACTAAATTTGTATTTTTAGATTTACCTCAAATTAAAAATAATCAACCTAAGTTATATGAAGAATATGGTAAAAATTTCACTTTAGGAAGTATATTATTTGATTCAGTAACAAATCCCTCTCCTGATATTCAAATAAATCAAACAGAATTTAATAATTATAAGTTTGCAAAACCTTTATTTCCTAATATTAAAACCATCCCTTTAATAAATGAGATTGTTTATATCATATCTTTCCCAACAGTAGATATGCAAAACCCTCAATTTATTAACTTAAATGATTCAGGTTTTTATTATTTCCAACCTATTAATTTATGGAATAATATTCATCATAATGCTTTGCCAAATCCTTTAATTAATGATACCTTACCTCCTTCCCAAAATAAAACAAATGAAATTGTAGCAGCAGGTTCAGCATTAAAATCTACAAATCAACCTCAAAAAATAAATTTAGGAGAAACATTTCAAGAACGTCCTAATATAAAATTATTACAACCTTTTGAAGGAGATATCATTTATGAAGGTAGATGGGGTCAATCAATTCGTTTTGGTTCAACTGTTAAAAATAGAAATAATGATTGGTCCTTGGCTGGAAAAGATGGTGATCCTATTTTAATTATAAGAAATGGTCAATACAATGATGGTAAACCTGTTTTATCTATAAATGGAATAGAACCTATTGTTGAAAATATAAATAAAGATTCTGGATCTATTTATTTTGGAACAACTCAAAAAATCCCTTTAGAAGCATCAAGTACTTTATATTCAAGTTATATTCCATCTAAATCCCCAACTACTCCTAATGAATATACTTCAAACCAAATAATTATAAATTCAGGACGTGTTGTAATTAATACTTTTGAGGATCATATTTTATTAACTGCTAAAAAATCAGTTAATTTAAATGCAGTTGAAAGTATTAATATTGATGCTCCAACTACTGTTTTTCAAACCGAAAAGATGTATTTAGGAGATAAAGAAGCAAAAGAACCTTTATTATTAGGAAACCGTACAGAAGAATTATTAAATGATTTGATTACTGCTTTAAATAGTTTTACTAATACATGTTCAACTTTAGTATCAACACCCCCCGGTGTTCCTTTAGTTCCTTTAAATACAGCAGCCATAAAATTAAATGTTGTGTTAAAAAAACTAAAAAATACTTTACCTTATATAAAATCTAAAGATAATTTTACAGTATAATGGCTACTCCTTCATTTAAAGACGCTAGAAAACAAAGATTAGAAAAAATCAAAGCAGATAGAGAAAAAGTAAAGTCTGAAAGGAATAAAGCCAATACTCCAACAAACACTACAACCCCCGATAATACTCCTGAAGATCAAAAACCTAAAGGTTTTGCTAGATTTGCTCCTTTAATAAATGATAAAGCAGTTATATTATATGAAACTGCTCTTCCTTTTATCATAAATTTTGCTATTGAAAAAATAGGTATAGATCCTAATAAAGCATTAGATGAATTACTATGTCCGGCAAACCCCGATGATTTAATTGTTAAAGGACAATTTTTTAATGAACTTAATAATTTTATAGATAATATAAATCAAATAAGCGATACTATAGATAGTTTTAAAAGTGTAATAAACGCTAGTACTCCTATTATTAATTCTATTGAGACAGGAATTGCCATAACATCTACAGCCCAATTAGCATTATCAGTAGCTCTTAAAGCCCTTCCACCCGGAGCTTTAGCCTTTGTTCCAGCAGCAATAGTAGCTTTACCTGATGATTTAGATTATTTTAAATCTTTAGCTTTATTTACCAATGATGGAACCCCAAGAATTCCAGTTCTAAAAGGAGGTATTGGGGCAATAAATGCTGCTCTTACTTTAGTACAATCTCCATTATCTTCAATAGTGGATAATGTAGAAAAAATAAAAAGTTATTTTTCTAAATGTTTATCTCCCCAAGATAATCCTTTTTCTGAATTAAATGATTTTAATCCTTCTGTAACAGGATTGATTCAAAATTTCAATAATGCTCAACAAAATAATAATGATTACTATAATGGATTTTTAATTGAAATTGAAGAAAAAGATTTTTCACCTACAGTTAAACAAAGACGAGCTGTTGGAAAAAATAAGGATGGAATAATATTAATCCAAACTCCCTATTCATTTACTACAGCTAATCAAACTTTATTTAATGAACTTAAATTCATAATTGACAGAGATAATTTAAAAGCTTATTAATTTTAATATTTATAAATAATGAAAACTGATATTTTAAAAAAATTTATCAAAGAAGCTGTAAAAGAAGCAATTCAAGAAGAATTAAAAGATATTCTTTTGGAAGCAGTTCGCACCCCCAAAACAGTTGTAAATGAGTCTATAAGAGATACTTACGCTCAACCTCACATTGAAAAACCAAAACAATTAACTCCCTCCGAACGTAGAAATATGTTCGCTGGTATGTTGGAAGAAATGCAAAATGGTGGTATAGCAAATTCTGCTTATACTGGAAATTTTAATCCCCAACAAGTAGGACCAGAGGGTGCTCTACCTGAAGGATCTGTAGGATTAGATCAAATAATGGCTTTGATGAATAAATAATGGCAATAATAGTTCAAAATAGATTTCCAATAGATCAAACACCTCAAAAGGCAGTAGGAGTAGCTATTCCTTTTAATGCCCCTGCTGTATTTTTTTCTACCTATTTAACTAGAGATGCCATAAAAAATAATTTAACTAACTTTTTTTCTACATACAGAGGAGAAAGAATATTTAATCCTTTGTTTGGAAGTGGATTACAAAATATGGTATTTCAAAACATAAATCAAATTAATGATGATATAATTAAAAACATTATAAAGGATGAAATGTTTACATTTTTTTCATATGTTAATGTTATTAATATTAAGGTGGATAAAATTGAAAATGAAAATACTTATAATATAAAAATAACTTATCAAGTACAAAATTTTGGAATTAATGATACAATTAATATAGTAATATAATGGCTGTTAAAAGAGATATAACATATTTAAATAGAGATTTTTCTTCATTAAGAGATCAATTAATTACGTTTTCAAAAACGTACTTCCCAAACACATATAATGATTTTAGCCCTGCTTCACCAGGCATGTTATTTATGGAAATGGCTGCTTATGTAGGTGATATTTTATCATTTTACTTAGACAATCAAATTCAAGAAACATTTGTACAGTATGCTAAACAAACCAATAACTTATTTGATTTAGCTTATATGTTAGGGTATAAACCTAAAGTTACAAGTGCTGCTACTACTACTTTGACTTTTTATCAAACAGTTCCATCTACAACAATTGGTGGTGTTAATGTTCCTGATTATACTTACTGTTTACAAGTTCCTTCAAATACTATAGTTAATTCATCTTTAAATAGTTCAATAAGTTTTACTATACAAGATAATTTAGATTTTTCATATAGTAGTTCCTTAGATTCCACAGATGTATCTGTTTATCAAAGTTCTAATGGAGTACCAATTACTTTTCTTTTAAAGAAAATAAGACAAGCTAGATCTGGTAATATTTCAACAACAACTTTTTCATTTGGAGAACCTATCCCTTTTAACTATGCAGATATTATTTCTAATGATATTATTGGAATATTAGATATATTTGATTCAAACGGAAATCAATGGTATGAAGTAGATAATTTAGCACAAGATGCTATATTTGATTCAATTAAAAATACCAATCCTAATGACCCTAACTATTCAGGAAATGCAGATACCCCTAATTTATTAAAAATAAAACAAGTACAAAATAGATTTGCAACTCGTTTTTTAAATTCCGGAACTTTAAGAATATTATTTGGTGCTGGAAACTCTAATGATACTACAGAAGTTATAACACCTAATCCTCAAAATGTAGGTTTAGGATTACCTTATCAACAAGATAAATTAACAACAGCATATTCACCTACTAATTTTATATTCACAAATACTTTTGGTATTGCTCCTTCTAATACAATTTTAACTGTAAGATATTTAACTGGGGGAGGTATTAGTTCAAATGTTCAAGCTAATGTATTAACTGATTTAAATAAATCTGGGGTTACTTTTGTAAATTCTGTTTTATCTAATTCTTCATTAGCACAAAGTACATTTGTTTCTTTAGAATGTACTAATTTAACAGCAGCGACAGGAGGAGGTCCTGGAGATACTATTGAAGAAATAAGACAAAATACTTTAGGTAATTATCAAAATCAATTACGAGCAGTTACAACTGATGATTATAATATTAGAGCATTAAGCCTACCTCCTGCTTATGGTGCTGTTTCTAAAATATATACAATAAAAGAACAAGTAGGAAAACTTATACAAGGAGAAACAGCAGGTAATATTTGTATGTATGTTTTAAGTTACAATAATGATGGGTCTTTAAGAACAGCTTCTGAAGCTTTAAAACGTAATATCATAACATATTTATCTCAATTTAGAATGGTTGGAGATTCTGTAAAAGTTAAGGATGCCTTTATTATTAATATAGCTATTGAATTTGATATAGTTGTATTACCTAATTATGTTAATGATGAGGTTTTATCAAGATGTATAGCTTTTCTTCAAACATTTTTTAGTATTAATAATTGGCAAATTAATCAACCTATTATATTAAAACAATTATTTGTTGGTTTAGATCAATTAGAGGGGGTTCAAACAGTACAAGATATAAATATTATAAATAAAAATAATATAGATTTAGGATATAGTCAATATTCTTATGATATTGAAGCCGCTACTTTAAATAATGTAATATACCCTTCTCAAGATCCTATGATATTTGAAGTTAAATATCCTAATATTGATATTAAAGGAAGAGTAGTACCCTTATAATTTTAAATAAAATGGCAGTATATAAAATATTCCCTGATAAAGATGCTACCTTATATTCATTATTTCCTAATATGAATACAGGGTTAGATCCTGTTATTGAATCAACAATTACTCAATTTTCTGCGTTTGATAATCCCCAACCCCAAACTAGTAGATTTTTAATTCATTTCAATCCAGAGGAAATTGATTATGTTTTAGAGGATATAGTTAAAGTTGGTAGTGGATCAATTAGTCAATCTAAATTTTTAAATAATAGTTACTGGAAAACAGAATTACAATGTTATATAGCTACTGCTA